ACAAAACGCTGCTTGCATACTCTAAGTGGGACTGGGCGTCGTACTTGAGCACCCTATTAACCTCCGAGCTAATAGGTGTATTGCCGGCGTCATTCCAGTCACGGACTGCCTCCTTGATTGAGCGCACCCCGTCTCGGCTTCTGAAATACTGGTCTCCATTCACGCCAACTGTAGCCCAATGGCTCATGCTTCCGTTAGATGGCAGCAGCACACGCTGGATTGGGTCAGTTAAAGAAAACCAGTCGTAGCGGTCGGGCGGGACAACAACGGAGAAAGCTCCCTCACTGGTGTAGACCATCAGCTCGCCGGTTCCCAACGCACTATTCTGCGTAGTAACGAACTGCATTGCCGTGATGTCCCCTGACCCGACCGCTACGCTGAACGCGCCTCCACCATTTAGCAGCGTATTCTCTGTAAACTTCAACACCCCAGTATCACTTGCGTTTGGTGCTCCCTTGCTGGAACCACCCAAGATATCCCCTGCGTAAAACTTTCTACCCTTCGCAACCCAGAGCCTACCGTTCCCGAAGGCCATGGGGCCGGAGCCTTGGGGGACTTCATCACTGCCAGATACGCGAGCTGCGATATCATGCGACCATATTATTGGGGTGTTGGTTCCGTCCTGTAGGACGATATACTTGTCAGCCTGCACCATGTACACCCGCTGAGCGGATGCGTCTATGGTTAGGGAGTTAGTTATATCTGTGACCACCCACTCCTCACCTGAAGCAGGAGCTGCAAGCTTGTACATATTGCCACCTGCAACCACGATAAAGTAGCGGTGCGAGCTGGACTCCTCGTAATACTGCGCCCCTTGGAACCGAGCTGCCAGCAGAGCTGTGGCTGCTGAGCTGGAAGCGAACGCGAGCTTACGGAATGCAGGGCGTGTCTTGGCAAAGCCGCCACGGAACGTGACGTTCTCAGCGTAAGGAACCTGAGTCTTCTCAATGATAGCTGGAGAACGCCCAGCATCCATGCCGCCAGTCAGTGACGTTATTCCATCTGCTAATCTGCCCCTATCGTTAATCATGCGTATCGAATTATAGAGTTTACTACAACGTAAGGAACCATGTTTGCGCCACTGGAGCCTGAGCCAGTTGAGCCGTCTCCATCAATGCCTACGCCGCTTGCTAAAATTGTCCCCGAAACTTGAAGGGTGTTGTTTTTCCCAGCCTCTGCGTGTGAGGAAAACTGGAGGGGATACTGCGTCATGTCGGTCGCGATACTGAAATTATCGCTTCCCGTTTGAGAACCGCATGTTCCGTCTGATGCTCCGTAGCTCCCCGCCCACATCTCCACCACCGTATCCCTATAAATCGGGCTGCTGGGGGTTCCATAATTTGTACAGTCATCCCCAGCACCCCAAGGGGACTGGCCAGTGTAGACCCAACCTCCGGTGTTGTTGTGTTGTGGACTTGTGAAATCTATAATCTGCTGCTGAACCGCCTCTCTTGCCTCGAAGTATCCATCCCCCCATTCAGTGCTCGTCATTTGGTGGGTGTGAGCTGGCACGTTTGCGTCTTTGGTCCCGCCAGTTTCGCCCAATGTATCAAAGTCTGTATCACTGGAGTCTCGGTTAATAGGGACTCTGCCTCTCAGGTCAGGTAGCTTAAAGTATGTGCCAGCAGAGTCGCTCACCCCACTTGAATTAGTGCGCCCATAGTTGTAGCCTATGACGGCAAAGAGGTCCGCATAGGTTCCTGTGGTGGAAAAGTGGTCGCCATTGCAGAGCTTCCACCCAGACGGGGTCGAGCTGTCATCTCCGCCAAACTGAGTAATGCTGCCCACAGGGACGGTCGCGGGTATGGCAGACAGGTCTATTATGGTCTTAGCAGTACCGTCATACTGCTGCGCCATTAGCCGAGAACCGTCCATGTACAAGTGAGTCTGGGTTGGCCCCAGCCCACCAGCGTCAGGACTGTTCCTCAGTATCGTTCTGCGTTGACTGTTCCTCTTGTCGTCCATCCTGTTCTAGCTCTTCCCATTTAATTATGCGCGGAGGGGACGGCTTAGGCTCCCCTCCCCCTCTTCTTCGTTCCTCTTCGCTCATATCATTCTCCCGAAAATAGCTTACTAAATAAAGCTGCGCCGGATGCGGAGCCTATAGTTAGCGCACCCATGAGCTTCCACTTGAAAGCCTCCAGCGCGGCCAGCCTCTGGCTATGATTATTTAGTCTCTCGATAATTTCGTTAAGCCGGTCAGTGTTCACAATCTGACGGGACTCCATTCTGGCCAGTACGGCTTCCAGCGAGTTAGGGTCGTACTCAGGCATCGTCGCCGTCTCCGTCCTGTTTAATCATTTCCTTTTCCTGAGCTGTTAGCGGCCAGTTCTGCTTAACTTCATCGAACTCCCCTTGCTCGGTTGCGGACAGGTACGCCAGTTCGAGGCGAGCTGCTTCAGCTACAACGCCAGCTCGGTAGCTCGAAACCTCCTCCGGTATATCACGGCCTCTTTCTGTCTTGGCGATTATTTGCCAGTCTGAGCTACTTAGAAGCTTGTTGGCGGTGTCTTTAGCTCGCGCCACAGCGTCAGTCTTCTGGCGTTCTAGCGGAGGACGTACAACTGGCGGCTCAACTGGTGTTTCCCAGCTTATCCCTTCTGCCGCCTTTTCTTCAGAGGAAGCAACGCGAAGGTACGTTGCTCCAAAGCTCTTGTTGTTGAGAGTGAAACTTTTGTCCATTGGAAGGGCTCGGCCCTGTTTTGTAACGTATGGCATAGTAAAATCTTTCTGTTAGTTAGCGAGCGTTTGACTTGGCGAACGGAGCCTCCCCGAAGGCAGCGTAGACCATAGTTTTGTTGTTGGCGTTCATAGCCAAATTACTGGTTCGATGCTTAAACCCATTGGAAAGAATATCAAATCGCTCGCCAGCACCAGCACCCGAAACGCTGTACTCTGCACCGCTCGTGTTTGCGACTAACTCGTTGTCAGAATAGTTGTAAGGACTTCTCGCAGTGTCATGCATGTACCAAGCGTAATTGTCATCAATCGGCTTCACCATAATCCATCTCGGACGGAATCCGGTGTAGACAAATGGCCCATCCGTGAGTCCGTTGCCCTCATAGGTTCCAAATTTGGAATAGCCTTCGACCCCAGTGAACGCCCAAATGCGTAGGTTAAAGCCGTCACCCATTTCATCTGTAAAAGTTGAACCTAATTTGATGTAATCTGCATGAGCCGCACCGGACGGAAAAATAGTGGTGTCACTTGCTTGGGCTGAGGTGCCATCTAGGTACAGATAGTTTCCGCTGCTCAAATTCTTATGAAACGCATAGTACCCGCTGAAATTTTCCGCGTACATATCAGAAGTGACGAAGAAGAACTCCGGTGCTGCCGAGAGGCTATGAGCTACTTCAAGGTCGCCGCTGCTGGTCGGAGCCACATTGATGGTAGTAACGCCCGCCGATTCGTTATAGTGTTCAGTAGTCGGAGCTGTGTAGGAGCTGTTCCAAGATGAACTGTCTCCAGTGCTGCCGAGCCTCCAGAGCCAAGCCACATAGCGTTCGGTGTACGATTCAAAGCCATCATCGTATTTAAAGTTAGTCTCACCAGCCTCATCAACCGTGATGCCTCGGTTCGTGCCAGACCCAGCACTGAATGAAGTCACGCCATAGTAGCCAGAGTTCAATTCAGCCCCATCCATCCCTGATGCCACATCGTAATCTATGTTGTACCCACCAGTGCTTGTCCCTGTAATTGTATCGAACAGATAATGGCCGTACTCCTCCATATTGCCCGTGTATGAATCACTGGCCCTGTTGTCCCTGTCTTTAATCCACGCCATACCCACGTCAAAATTTACTCCAGTGACGTTTTGTGTGGAGCCGCTGGCGTTAACTAGGTCGGAGTTTCCGGTGTACGTTAGTATGTCGAAATTCTCTGACGGCACGATTGGGGCATCGAGATTGCTGGTGTTCAGCGAGGTAGCTGTTGTGCTTCCTATAGCTGGAGCAGTGCCCCACCATTCACCTGCTTCAAAGTATCCGGTAATCTGGTCTATGCCACCATCGTGAGAGGTAGCAGTAAATGTTGCACTACCATCAAAATCAATGCTGTCGGATGAAGTTAAACTCTTCAGTAGAGTCATCGCTCCGCTGGAAGTTACAGAGTAAAAGTCGGCCTTGTTGTTGGCTCCATCGAACGCGATGCCTAGACGGTTGCTGCCAACTGCGGCAACTGAATGACTGGCATCTGGTGACCGGACAGTGCCGCTTGACCCGTAGTAACATCCGTTATATGTGTGAGCGTAAGAATCAGCATTACCACCATTCCATCTCGCTCGAACTACTCCCGCACCGGAGATGCTTGATGTACCGCTACCACTACTTCCGGTTTTGGAAAACGCAAACTCCGCATAATGAACGCCGCTGGACGCGACGGTTGTGGATGTGTGCGCTACGCCTCCTGTGTAGGTGGCTACGGTGTTACCCTCGCTGTATGTAAAGATATTAGGAGTGCTTGACCGCTTAATCAGAGGGTTCCACGTTGCGTGGTTTTTGAATGGATTGTCTTCGCGGATGTCCGTTGAATCAAGGTTAGTCGGCTCGAAATTATTCTTGTTACCGCTTTGGTCACCTCCGATGTAGACGGGGGTTAACTCGAATGGGGCTGATGGTACGGTGAAGTTACTGGTGTATTGGGCTGTGCCTTTTGTGATTCGGTAGTCGAATATATAACCCTTGTAGTCTGCATTACTCCCAATCGAACTGTTACCTTTAGCAATTTTTAGGTTCTTAGAAGGCCAACTATAACTGGCAGAGCTAGGGATTGTTACGGAATCAGTTTGAGCAGTTCCGTCAACGTACATCGTAATGGATGTCCCGTTTCTGACTACCGCAAGGTGTTGCCAGTTTCCGTAGTCAGGCGCACTGTCTGACTCAACATCAAAATCATCCGAACCGTTAACGACAAACTTGTAAACATTCTGCGAGCTTTGCCTCTCTACACGAAGATACATCCTGTCAGATGAGCTATCCCAAAGCTCAAACATCTGCGCGAAAGAACCGCTACCTTGGTCAGTAGGATTAACCCACATCTCAATGGTGAAATCTCCCGTGCCAAATTCGTTAAACGACGAGTCCGATGTGACTACTAGGTTATCGCCCGTACCATCAAAATAAATCGCAGTTGATTTAGCTTCGGCATCGTAGGGGGTGGAGGCTGTGCGGGCGGAGATTTCTGTTACGGAGAGAGCGTGGCTGTTACTGGTCTCGTCGTGAAAATCAGTATCGTCCTTGTGTGGCTGGATAAGGAGTTTAGTGTCAGAATCCTCTGTTTCCAGTTTAGATGTAGGTGGCGTAAAGTTTGCAGTGTATCGGGCCGTGCCTTTAGTAATTCGGACATCAAAGATATAGCCAGTAAAGGCAGCACTCGACGCTCCATCAGCCGTTGCACCCAGCCGAGGGGTACTGTTTTCGGTCAGGTTATTGCTAAAAGATTGCGTAGTTCCAGTGGCAGTTCCGTCAATATAGGCGTAAAGTGTCCCGCTATCTCTGACCAACGCAATGTGATGCCAAGTATTAGTGGATAATGAGCCTCCCAACGCATAGTCACCACCAGAGTAAACCTTTACTCCATTCGTTGTGTCCGTTGAAAACGCAAACGTATCAGTGTCGTTGTTATTGCTTGGCCGGAAATCAACCAGCATTGCGTCGGTGCTGCTCGGAAGAGACTCAAAATTGTACCAGCCCTCTACTGTGAAATCTCCGGTACCAAACGCAAAGTCGCTGTGACCCGTTGTTACTGCAACCATGTCATTATAACCGTCGAAGTAAATCGACCTATCGTCACCCGTAAACGGATTGCCAACCTTGATTCTATGCTCTGTGTCTCCCGCTTTAGTCAGCGTATTCCCCGCGTAATCAGCAAACAGCGTGTCGCCATCATTGCGGGCCACGGAGGTTACGAGGAGGTCGGCATCGTGGGCTGGCTGTGCGTCGATGTGGAATCCATTGTTCCCAAAATCAGTACCAGTGTACTTTTTAGGTTGCAGCCCACCGAAAGAATTAAGCTCTGTAAAATCTGTTACCCCGTCTGTGACTGTTTTTGCAACTCCATCTAAAAAATAAGCATCCGCAATTAAAAGGTTTGCTTTACCATCGTTAGATGAGTTGTTGCCAATAATCTGATTCATACCAGATTTATTGGGACTCATAACGTGCGTAGTAGGGGCAGTTGATGAACTGGTGTAATCTGAAGAAGCTAAAACACCGTTAATGTACAACTTTAGTTTATCGGCCATTGCAGATTGCGAGGCGTCATAAACCAGCATTAAATTGTAAAACGCACTAGGGTCACGCAGTTTTGGCGACCATCTCCATTGGTAATTATCGGAGCTATTGGTGTAATCATCGTAGAATAAAACATCTTCCGTACCCGAACCTACAAACCTAAATAAAGACCAATTCGAAGAGCTAGTGCCGCCACCGAAAATAACATCGCTGTTGGTTAACTCACTCCGCTTGACCCACGCCGAAAACGTCCATTTAGTTCCATCAGTTGGAGTGCCAATAGAGTTCCTGTCTAGGTGAGATGAACTGTCGCCCGTCGATGAGCCAGAGGCTAACCGCAGCGAACGTGTCACAGGGTCTACCGCAGTCCCAGCCGCGCTCTTCCCAGCCAATCCTGTTTGGAAACAAGCCATTAGGTTAAGACTTTAGTTGTTGAACAATAGACGTTGGTTCCATCGCACAAATAGCTGATTAGGTATTTACCCGTACCACTAATGGTTGTTAAGAAATCAGAATCGTGAAATGTGGTTGCGGCGGATTGGTGAGACTTAGCTCCACCCCCATTGTCTAGCAGTATGAAGCCAGACTGGCCTGATTGGGTTGAGCTTAAAGCTCCGCTGCCGCCCCCGCTGGTGTCAGAAGTAAACGTAAGGGTGACTGCGGCGGATGGTGTGCAAGTAAAGTTTTGCCCATTATCCAAGTCGAAGCTGCCATCGTTCTCGGCAACGGGGGTAGCCCTATTGCTGCCAGTCCAAGCGTAGTCCGTGGCGGTGTTTACTGAACCCGCTGGGCCTTCGGGTCCAGTCGCACCGTCAGCTCCGTCATTCCCTGCTGGCCCCTGTGCTCCGGTAGCACCCGTTATCGCTGTAATTTTTGATGAGCTAAATGACATGATTATTCCTCCGCCCCAAATATGAAGTAATTCACTTTACTGGCTGTAGTTGATTTTCCTTTTAGTGTTTCCGCGTCCAGCACAACAACCATGTGGCCAACGCTCCACTCGAACGTCTCATTAGCTTGCAGCGTCACCTTAATCATCCGGTCTGCGTCTGCCGAACCGTTGAAGTAGACTTCAGCCGACTCATCAGTTGTGTTCGTATTATGTAGCACGACAGTTTTAATCATGCCTGTAACGCTGCTAGGGTCGTAGATGTTCCCAGTTGTGCCAGCTAGCTGGCCGCTGCTAAGTAGTTTATGTGTTGCTGCCATGTTATGCGTAGAGCCAAACTGTTTTGGCGTCGATTGTTATGTCAGTTGATGTGGTTGAGCTATTGTCAGATGCCTCGACCAGCTCACCGATGAAAGTCATGTTAGCTCGTGTGGTTAGTGCAGAGCCTCCCTCGTCCTTGATGGCGTGGCCACCCGTGTTGTCCACCCAAGCGGTGTCGTTGTCTGTGTTGCTAGCTTTTGCCAGCACTTGATTAGTGCTGCCTCCTGATGGAACTCCCAACCCGTCAGCTCCATCAGCCCCGTCAGCCCCGTCAGCCCCGTCAGCTCCGTCGGCTCCCGCTGGGCCAGCTACGGTTGAGTCAGCTCCGTCAGCTCCGTCAGCTCCGTCAGCTCCATCGGCACCTCTTAAATCCCCCGTTGTAAACCCTAGCCCGTCATCAGAAGTAAAAGTTACTGTACCGTTGGACGAGTTGTAACTTCCTCCGGTAAATCCTGTGCCGTCACTACCGTTCGTGCCGTTCGTACCGTTCGTACCGTTCGTGCCGTTCGTGCCGTTCGTGCCATCTAATCCGTCAGCTCCGTCAGCTCCGTCAGCTCCGTCGGCTCCGTCGGCTCCGTCGGCTCCCGCGTTTCCAGTAACGAGGCCAAACGTAATCGTTTGGTTAGGGTAGGTTCCAGTTGCGCTGACCGTAGGTGTGCCGCCTGCTGCTACAGTTGAGGTCTGTAAAGTCCAGTTGGGGGTGGCCGCATCTGCACCATCGGCCCCAGCGTTGCCCTGCGGGCCTTGCGAGCCTGTTGGGCCTGCTGGGCCTGTCGGCCCAGCTACCGTTGAGTCAGCTCCGTCAGCTCCCGCTGGACCTTGCGGCCCTGCTGGTCCGGTATATGAAGCTGCTATGTTTGTTTGCTTAGCTGACCCCCCGAACTTGGAGCCATCAGTCGAAGTTTTGGGAAGTATTACGGACATTTGTTGTCGATTACAATGGACATCGAATGTAATAGCCTGTAACGATAAAGTCAAGGTGCATGAGTATTATGGGCTAGAGTTCAGCTCGGAGGTTAGCCCTCTTGAAGCAGAGCTATACTGCTTTAGGACAAACAGGACTGTTGACCAAGGCGGGCTGGGGAGGTTTGGACATTTTCAAAATGCGGCTAATATCATTTGGCCTGAGCTCGAATGGAACCCGTGGCTAGAGCGACAGATTGAATCTCTGTGCGACTACCAGTGGGTCACTTGGACTGGCTGCGCTGCCAGCGGGAAGACATACGGCAGCTCGCTCTACGCCCTTGTTTGGTGGCTCGCTGACCCTGCAAATTCCACGGTCATACTTACCTCGACCACAGCTCGAATGATTAGGAAGAGGGCGTGGGCTAATATCCAAGAGCTGTGGCGCAGCTCATCTAGCCGCTTTATCGGGAATATGGTGGACTCGCGTACTATTTTGCAATGCACCCGAGGTGACGACCGGCACGCTATATTTGGGCTGGCTGTACTGGATGGCTCAACCTCTAAGGCTGTGGCAAATATCCAAGGTATTCACAGTGACAGGATTTTGAGCATCTGTGATGAAGCCACGGACACCCCCACTGCTGCTTTCGAGGCTTGCTCCAACTTGAGCAAGGGTTGCTCTGAGTTTCAGTTTCTGGCGATTGGTAACCCGCACTCGATACTAGACGAGCACGGCCGGTATAGTGAGCCTAAACGCGGATGGAATAGCGTCGATGTAGAGACCGAGGAATGGGAAACCAGTCGAGGCGTGTGTGTTAAGTTTGATGGAATGAAGTCCCCCAACATGAAGGCGGGGGCAACCAAATGGCCGTATCTTATTACTGCTGAACAGGTTAGACAGTCTATTGAGTTTGAAGGCGAGGCTTCGCCGAGGTTTTGGAAGTACGTCCGTGGGCACTGGCCTCCGGCTGGTGTGGTTAAAACCGTGTTGTCCGAGACCCTGTGCACTAAGTATCGAGTAACAGAGAAGCACACCTTTGCCACTAGCTCCACTGTAATAGCTGGGCTAGACCCTGCTTTTGGTGGCGACCGGTGCGTATTGAGGTTTGCCAAGTACGGCGACCTGCCGTCCGGCCTAATGGGCTTGGACTTTGGGGATATAGTTAGCATAAATGTTGACAGTTCGAGCGATGAGCCGATTCATTTTCAAATAGCCAGACAGGTAAGGGAGGAGTGCGTGGGTAGGGGCTGCTTGCCTGAGCACCTTGCCGTTGACGCCACTGGCGAGGGCGGCGGGCTTTGCGACATTTTACACAAGGAGTGGAGCAATCTTATTAACAGGGTTGAGTTTGGTGGGAAGGCTAGTGATAAGCCTGTGAGCTCGGAGGATGCACGACCCAGCCATGAGGCATACGCTAATAGGGTTACTGAGCTGTGGTTCTCGATTAGGCAGTGGGTTATCCGTGAGCAGATACGCGGCCTAGACAGGGATACGCTAGTTGAGCTGTGCTCAAGGTTGTTTGACGACGAGAAGCGCAAGATAGTTGTGGAGCGCAAGGCAGCTATGAAGGGGCGGACAGGGCAAAGCCCCGATTATGCGGACGCAGCCGCCTGTGTAGTAGAGATGGCTAGGATTCTCGGGGAAGGCAGCTTGAAAAGCAGCTCATCTTCTGATAAACAATGGTCAGCTTTATCGTTAAAGTACGATTCGATATATTCACCCGATAATTTATATGCCGAATAAGTTGATTAACCGGAACAACGTCCCCCGTGGTGGCGTGTGGAAGTATAAAGAGCCCGAGTCTGGCGTTATTATCGAGGGTGATAGCTGGATTGAGCTAGTGCAGAATGTTAGGAATCACAGGGTGGCTAATGGTTTTGTCATCCCTGTTACCTTCATTTCAGATGTTGAGGAGGGTGTGTGCGAGCTGTTCCCTGCAATGTGCAAGGATGACGATGGTGCTAGCATTGTTCCTAAGCAAATAACATGGGGGCAGGTTGCTCAGTTCACTTCGATAATGATTGAGTCCTTGGTCAAGGGTTGGCACAAAGTTGACCAGAAGGAGGCGGACCGGAGGGCGAGTATCTGTGCCGCCTGCCTTGACAATGTTAAGGCCGAAGGCTGCACTGGTTGCAGCTCGAAGCGAATTAAGCAAATGGTTCAGGCGGTGGCGGGGAGTAGCTCGACCAAGTTTGATTCAAGCTTAGAGAGCTGCCGGCACTGTGGGTGCTTAAATAAGGCACAAATCTGGTTTCCTTTAGAAATTTTACAAAAACACATGGACAAGCGAGTGAGCGAACTGCTGCCTGCTGGCTGTTGGAAAAAATAATATGGAACAACTTAAAAATATCACTAAGACCGGAACCCCAGAGTCTAGGCTAAACGATTCCAAGGCGGTTCTGTCCATGGTTCACGACCTTATCCGAGCTGACGAGCCTAGAGCTAAGGTCAGAGCTAGGGTGAAGGGGCTGGTTGATGGCAATAGTCCGTACAATTCCGCCGAGCTTAAACGGATTGGTCAGTCGCATCGGTGTAACGTGAACTTTCGGGAGGCCGAAAGCTTCGTTAATATGGCATTGTCTGCGTTTTATGATGTGTTTGCTGAGGTTAGGCACTACGCTAAAGTCCAGTGTAACCACGGGGATGTTAACCAGCGCGAGGAGTATAGCCGCATTCTAACTGAAGAGTTCGACCGACTGCAAAAGCAAGACGGGGATTTCGATTACCTCATGCAGCTCAGTCAGCATGAGATGGTACTCTACGGAAGCGGCCCCCTGTTGTTTGAGGACTCTTTTGATTGGCGTTGTAAGCCAATCAAGTGCGGAGACCTGTTGATTCCAGATGGAACTAAATCTAATGTAGGTGACTTTTCTGTGGCTGTAGTGCGCTCGAGCTATCAAGTGCATGAGCTTTATTCTTTTATACGGGATAATGGCGTGGCCTCAGCCGCCGGCTGGGACGTGGAAGCCGCAAAGGATGCCATTATGAAAGCATCTCCATCGACTCGGGGCCGCAAGTCCCAACGATGGGAGGCTATGCAGCAAGAAATTAGGAACAATGATTTAGCTTACAGCTCGCGTTGCGACACTATCGAAGTTGCTCACGTTTTCTATAGGGAGTTTCCTGACGACAAGAACCCGCAGGGAGCTATCTCTCACTGCATCGTAGACGAACGAGGAACAGGCAAGTCCTTCCTTTTTAGAAAGGTGGGCCGATACGAGAGCTGGCAGCAGTGTCTACATGTAATGATGTACGACAAGGGTGATGGAAAGCTTCACGGAGTTAAGGGTTTAGGCGTGAAGATGTACAGTGCGCTTGAGCTAAAGAACCGATTGCGCTGCGATTTGGTGGATGCAGCCAAGGCTAGGTCTAGCATCATGCTTAAACCCACTAGCCCTAATGCCCAAAACAAAATGAACATTGTTAACATGGGCTCATACACTGTTCTTCCGGCAGACTTTGACGTGCAGCAAACAGCGGCCGGCGGGGTGCTGGATGCGCCCTTGGCTGTTGAGCGCGAGCTGGAGGGAATGCTGCAAGCTAACCTAAGCCAATACAGGCAGCGGCTTGATAAACAGGGCAACCCGAGGACAGCTACCGAGATTCAGGCCATTGTTTCTCAGCAATCAGTGCTGGGCAAAACTCAGCTTAATCGCTATTACGTTCAGCTTGATGCGCTGTTTAATGAGCGTTACCGCCGTGCTGCCTCTTCAATCTTAACTAAAGATGTTGCCGGCGGGGCTATGGCTCTTGAGTTCCAGCAACGATGCGTTAACCGAGGGGTTCCGACAGAGGCTATCGAGAAAGCGCAAGCCTCAGCATCGCGCACAGCGGGGGCTGGTTCAGCCATGGAGCGCAGGGCGGTAATGAATCAACTGCTAGACATGTCAGGCATGCTGCCAGAGGGAGGCAGGGAGCACGTCATAAAGGACGCTATCGCCTCGATGACGGGCTTCCAAGCTCTCGACAGATACTTCCCTAGCCCAGAGAAAGATGTGTCCGCGCAAGAGCAGATGCAGGAAGCGGCGCGGGAAAATGTACTGTTCAAGCAAGGGGCTGTGACTCCGGTGGCTGGGTTGGATAACCACTTAATACATTCTCAGGTCCACTTAACTGCTGCGGCCGAGGCGGTCGGTGGGGCTCAGCAAGGGCAGGCGGACATATCTGAAGTGCTGACATTCCTTGGTGCGGCTATGAAGCACGTTGAAGGGCACGAGATTGAGCTGAGCAAGGACAAGACAAGAGGCGGTGTAATTGAGCAAATCGCCAAGCAGAAGGCGCAGATAATTAAAATAGCTAAGCAGCTTGCTAGTCAGCTCGAGCAGCAGGAACGAGACAGGGCCGAAGCTCAGCAAGCTCAGCAGGAGATGGCTATGGTTCAGTCGGGGCAAGACCCTAAAGAAGCCGTAGCTCAGGCAAGATTTGAGCGGGACGAAGCCCGTCGAGATGCTAAACTCCAGAATGACTTGCAACGCAAGACGCAGAAAACTCAGCAGGATATGGCACTCAAGGATGCTAAAGCTGCTCAACAAATCGGGGGAAACTAAATGACAATACCACTTACAACAAGTGACGTAATACACATTGCCGAGCTACTTCGAGAAGACCTCGAATATACCAAGGCAGTTATCGACAGCAGTCAGGATATGGATGATATTTTGGAGGCTCAGGAATCCATGGAGAAAAGCCGAGCTACGCTTATGAAGCTCGGGGTTTCTACTATAAACCAAATATATGAACCTCAATCAATGGCGGACAGACGCCGCCTTAATTAAGAAAAGTGCCGAGCTACAAGGCACTGAAACCTTCCAAGCAATGCTTGGAGTTCTTGAAAGCGAGAGGCCGGTTAACGCGCCCCTCCCAAGAGTTGGGGCATCAGCCACCGACCATGCCTACAGCTATGGTCAAGATGTAGGCTTTGCTCTTTGCTTAGATGTTCTCAGGGGTATGGCAACCCACCCTGAAGAAGCAGACGAAACAGTGGTTGCCGACTTCTCAGAAACAAACGACTACTACAATGGAAAGTGACACATTTACGATGGAGAACGTCAAAGCCTTTGAGCTTGGCGAGTCTGTTAAGAACGACGAGGCAACTTCGGAAGAACCCCAAGCGGAGGCTGTTGATGAGTCTAGCAAATCTGAGCCCAGCTCCTTTGCTGACGCTTTTAAGCGGGCTACCGAAGGGGAGTCGGAAACCCTTGAACCAGCCGAGGAAAAAGCCCCAGAGCCTGAGCAAGCTACCGAGAGCGAGTCAAGGTCTGCTTCAGATTTTAAGTCCCTAAAGGCAGAGCGCGACTCTGCTAAGGCTGAGCTGGAAAAGCTGCGACAGGAAATGTCTGAGCTCAAGAATAATGACGTAGACGCTATCCTTGAAAGCACCAAGAAAGAGCGGGACGAAATGTCTGAGCTGCTCAAACTTAACGCTATCGAGAAGCACCCAGAGTTCCGAAAGAAGTTCAACTCTCGAATCGACTCCGCAATTGAGCAGGCTCGGCAGATTGTTGGGGCAGATGACGCTGACCGCGTTGAGAAGCTGATTCGGATGGAGGATAGTGAGTACCGCTCTAACGCTTTAGAGGAATTGTTTAGCGAGCTGTCCGCTTCTAAATCCGCCATTATGGGGGCTGTGCTCCAGCAGGTGGGGGCCGCTCGCGCAGAGAGAGCTGCCGCACTGGCTGACTCTGAAGCGACTTACAATGGCTTAATGGAAAGTCAAAGTGCGGAGCAAAAGCGTCACATCGAGCAGTCAAGTGAGCTGTTTAACGGGGTGGCTAAACAAGCTATCAGCCATCTTGACGTATTCCAAACCCGTGACGGAGATGACGAAGACACTGCGCGGTGGAACAAGGAAGTCAATGACCGCCTCGAGCACGCACGCAACATATTCATTGGTGACACAAACAGCCAGCAAGACTTAGCTCAGGCATCCTTATGGGCTGCTGCTGGGCCAAAGTATCGTGAGCTGCTTGCTCATTCCTTGGAAATTAACCGGAAGCTTCGGGAGCAAAACGAGCTGGCTCAGGGGGTGACCCCTTCTGTAACTGGAAAGTCTGAGCCCAGCAATGAGGGCAACTCGGAGAAATCCTTCTTGGATGCGTTCAGGGATATGACCGGCTCCTAGCGGACTAAGTCCCATCGGTCTCTAAATGGTTCCATTTTGCACGTTCTCCATTTATTGGGGTAGCGTGGGTGTGCTCCTGTGGGGAAGAATGTAAGGTGTAGCTGCTTAACTTCGGTGATGGGTATAATGTAGAACGCTGGGGATTCAGGGTAAAACAGTACGGATATAATTATATCGCAATGCTCCTTCGTGTACCTGCTTTTCACTTTATGGCCATGGGCCATTAGTATCCGGTATGTACCCCGAGCTGTTATTGATGATGAGCTCTTAACCTGAATCCGCTTAATCGACTCACCTGAGTCGGCTATCAAGTCATAGCCGTCCATGTCGTTGAACGGCCAGCTCACAGAGAACCCTCGACGGACGAGCTCGCAAGCTACCATCAGCTCAGCCGCCGAACCCTCATGTTTGTTTACATGGGTCTTCGGGGCTGGGTCAGGTTCTTTCATTTACGCTCCAGCTCAGCTTCTAGCTCTACAATTATATCAAGAGCTAGGGCGGTGAAATCTGGAGCGTGTGTTGCAGCGGACTCAAACTGGGGGTGGCTTATCAGCTCCTGCCCCCTGTCCATCCTCGCGTGAAGCGAGCACCCGCTCAATAGCGGCCCTATTACGAGCACGCTTATTAGCCATCCTTTCCACCACTTGAGCTTCATTGATTCGCTTCTCCAGTGCCCCAAGCTGGCTGACCAGCGAGTTAATCTGGTCAACTAGCTTGGGCAAAGACGCAAGCCCTTGCAGAGCTGCGATGATTGGGGTCATTATTTATTTTCCTCGGAGGCTACTTTGACCTTGGTCCGAGCTGTGGTGTAGCCCATCGCTGCAAGCAGCGTGGCCACCACGCCAATAATTTTGTCCCATGTGCCTACCCCGTCGGGGTCCACAAGTCCTGAGCTAACTACAAAGCCTGTCAGAACCGCAAGTAAGCTAAGCCAAAACTCCGTCGTTTTTACGCCGCGAGCTGGCTGAGCTGGTTTTTCTTTTTTAGTCGTCGCCATAATAATTCCTCTAGTTATCCGTGTTTTCTGTTTCGTAAAAGCGCGGATGCCCCCCCGAAAGGGGGCACCCGCTGGTGTTGACGACTACTCTTAGGCAGTACGCTTGAAGATGACAGTCATGCCGTCTTCAGGGCGTACAGGAGCAAAAGCGGCCATGTATTCAGCGTAGTGGCGACCCAATTTCTTCAATGGGTCTGCACCCGCCTCGGCGTTGTCGCAGATGTTGTTTCCGCCGAGAACCCACTGCCAATCTCCGTTGTAGGAGACTGGGTCGAAGTTCACTCCGCCAGCCGAGCTGACAGGTGGAACCACTTCAGTGCGCATCACGGACGGGTTAAGGACGATAGCGGCCTCATAATCCGCAGTCTTCCAGCTCGGGTTCAGCTCATAGCCGGTGCCCTTGGTAGCTGCATCGCCACCAGTTCTGGCCACATACTGATGAACCCGTTGGTAGTTGGTGCCGTCGTGTGTGAAGCGCGGCATCGTGATTTGAGGAACGTGGCGGAACGAGCCCAACACCCGAGATGCGCCTAGACGCTTCAGGAGCTGGTTCGGCTCACCGTAACGCAAGTCAGCTCGCAGGTCGGAGTTGTTCTTGGCCAGTTGGTTCGATGCTTCCATCGAGCAAACCAGCGGGAACACTGGACCCTCGGCTTCCAAGGTAATGAACCCATTGCTGTCACCTTCAGTTGCACCGTTCTCGATGAGCTCGACAGCGATGGTGTCAAGGTGAGCTTGCTCTAGGTTGACGGTGGTTGCTGCCAGAGCTGTGGACTCAAGGACGCTGCCAGCCGCATCGGTAGTAATACCTGCTGTGGAACCGGTTCCGGTCGCAATCGCCTTGTGAGCAATCTCCATGTACTTGTTAATGAGCTGATTCTCCCAGCTCTTCTTCGACCGCTTGCCGAGCTCATCTACATAAGCTGACAAGAAGGCGTCAGGAGCGTGCTGGAAAATCAAATCCGTAGAGCACAAAATAGGACCACGAAGGGCGAACCGAGAGGGGCTGTACTCCTTAGCGGTGTACCCGAGGGTGGCGTCTGTCCAAGTGGGGTCGGCGCAGGCACCGAGGTCATTGGAGGTTCCGTCACTTAACGTGATTGTGTTCCAAGTCTCAGTGTCAATGACCGGCTGAGAGTTCTCGATGTTAAAGGTCTGCTGAGTAAGACCGGTGTTCGTCGCATAGGTAGAGCGCGGGATAGCGTTCAGCCATAACGAGTTATGTGTTGCTGCGCGGTGAACGTCGTTCGCCAAATTTTTGGAGAGAACGGCCATCGCGTCAAATGCTGTACAAGCCATATTGTTATTATAGTTTTTAGGTTTGCGGAAAGCCTGAAGTGCGGCACACCCGTGCTGCGTACAGAGCTCTCCTGTCGCATCGGATGGCCATTGCCGAGTAGGGCCGTGTGGTAAGCCACGCCACAGTAGGGCTTAAAGTTTGAACTTTTAGGCGGGTTCAGCCGCAAAGAAAATCTACAACACCGGATAGTCTTGTCAAACAATAGAATTGACCATAATCATTTATTTGTAATATTTTGTTTGACAACGTATTTTCTTGTGATACATTTCCATCAGTTCAAATGAGTAGATTCATAATAAACAAAAAAGTTAAAGAGGAGCTAGTTAGGCTAGTGGACTCCGGTGCCAACGAGATTCAGCGACGGGTCTGGAAGGATGTCAAAGACAAGAGCGATATGAAGCTCTACAGTCAGGTCTCTGCCAGCGTCCTTGAGGAGGTGGATACTGCGGTGATGCTCAAGCTTCGTGAGATTGCTAACCGGCAGAAGGTCGGGAAGGTGATAATTAAATGAGCGAAAGCTTATTAACAAGTCCGAGTGTTTGCTTGATTTAACTGTAACTCAATGTATTATATCCGAATGCAAAGCAGCACAAGAGAAGGTGAGCCAATTAACCCTGCTGGGCCGGCTAGTAAGCGCGGTCCAGTTTCGTTGCGGCTCCACGCCTCCCTCAGTTCTAGGATTGAGAAGCTTATGGAGGTTTCGGGCATGACTAAGTCAGGGATTATCGTTCACCTAATTGGGGTCGGCCTTCCGAGCCTTGAGAAGCAGCATGAACGCAAATCCTAAATGGGATTTAGACTTGTCGAAAGGTCTCGAGGGCGAGGCCATTGTGAGAGAGCTCCTTAGTGGGGGCAGCAAGATTGAGGTTAAGCGGGACTACATCACATCAACTAGTGGAAATCTCGCTATTGAGTATAAGTACAAGGGCAGGCCAAGCGGTATCGCAAAAACTGAGGCGGATTGGTGGGCTATCGTGGTCCACCGAGATGATAAGGACGATATGGTTCTGCTGGTGGAAACAGAAAGATTAAAGGAGTTATGCAGGAAACATTATCAAAACCGGATGTCGGGCGGCGACCAGCAGGCGAGCCGCTTAATACTGATACCGGTGTGCGAGATTTGGAGTTAGGTGTACCGTCATCACCCGAGGCTGAACAGGCTTTGCTGGGGTGCATCTTACTCGACAATAGCGTGCTGGATTCAGTCATCCCCCGACTGAGTCCAGCCGCTTTCTATCAACGAAAGAACGGTATCATATATGAGGGCATGGTGCAGCTAAATGCTGACAAAACGCCCATTGACTGCATATCTATCCGAGATGTTCTGGATGTGGATTTGGATAAACTTGGCGGGGTAGCCTATCTCGCACAGTGCCAAACCGAAACACCGTCAGCCCTAAACTGGGAAAGTTACTGCAAGCTTATCGAGGATAAGCACAGGCTCCGCACAGTCCTTCACCACACTTATTCCGTGCAGCAAATAATTGAGAGCGGGTGCAGTGATGATGAGGCACTCGAGGGAATCGAGAAGACTTTGACCGAGCTCGCACTAAAGAATACTAGCGGGGACTTCGTGTCCATGAAGTCAGCGTTGCAAAAGACGATGAGGACAATGGAGCAAGCCCATGAGGGGGGTGGTCCTGCTGGCGTCCAGACAGGGTTCGTAAAGCTAGACAGCCTGACAACTGGGCTACGTAAAGGCTCCATGATTGTGCTGGCTGCGCGGCCGTCCATGGGGAAGACTACTCTGGCAATTAACATTGCGACAAACGTGGCCGAAAGCGGAACACCTGTCGGCGTGTTTAGCCTTGAGATGACTGACGAGGAGCTGGCTCACCGTATTGTATGCAGTAAGTCCTTGGTTAACGGCCGGAGCGTCATGGCTGGAGAGCTGACTAAGAGTGAGTGGGGACGTGTAATTACAGCTTATGGGTCAACCAGAGACCTGCCGATTTTCTACGAAACTAAAGGGGGCATCACCGCTGGTGAGCTGCGGAGCAAAGCTCGGCAGATGAAGGTTAAGCATGATGTCGGGCTTATCGTGGTGGATTACCTTGGGCTCATGCGCGGCAATGGTAACAGCCTTTACGAGCAGGTCACCGAATCCTCCAAGGCTATTAAGCAAATCGCTATGGAACTGGATATTCCTGTGCTGATTTTGTCTCAGTTAAACCGTGAGGCTGATAATGATGGCTCGCTTAGGCTTAGCATGCTACGTGATAGTGGCTCTGTTGAGCAGGACGCCGACATGGTCTGGATGCTTAACCGACCGGATAGCTCATCAAACATTATGGAGCTGATGGTTATGAAGAACCGACAGGGGCCAACGGCCACTGTGAAGCTGGAGTTTGCGGCAGAGAACTACAGATTCCAGAACCCTAGACTAGAACCAACTTATGGGATGGACGAATGAGCAGTATGAAGAAGCTAGGCGAAGACTTGCTGCTGGTAGTGCAGGGACTGGGCCACGTACCGGCGATGAAGAACAAAAAAAGAATCTTCAATGGTCGCCTAATAACGGACCCCAAATGTCAAAAGTGGATGGCATCGTGTGTGAGCAGTATCGTCTCACAGTTACATGCCGCTTCTCGGACCTCCGACGAAGAGACTTGGACGGATGCCTCGCTACAATCTGCGATTGCATTACTGCCGCCCGACGACAACTGGAAGAACTTGCCAGTCATTCAAATAGAAGCGGAGCGAGTCCCAAAGGGACAGGAGGGCGCGTTAATACGTCTGGAAAGAATCTCCCCGCAGTAGCGGGAACTGAAAAGAAACCAAAAACAAAACGAAAATAATATGGCGAATACCGAACGAAAAGAGGTCGTTATCAAATGTGAGCTCAAATGGGCCCACTTAGGCAAGGTTAACGAGAAATCCCAGAGGTACCAAGTGGACTGCATCAAGCTGGACAAGAAGCAGCAGCAAGCGATTAAGGCCATTGGCCTTGAAGGCAGCTTGCGGGACGGGGCGAAGAAGAAGAACCCAGACCCTGAGGCTGGTATCTTCATCACGCCTAAAGCTAACGTGATGGTGTCTGTGGTGGACAGTAAGCTGAAACACTTGCCCATCGAGGCACTCAAGGAGATTGGTAATGGCACCGTGGCAATGGTCGCTATCCACTCCTACCCTGCGCCTAAGTCTGAAGCCGGCGTGGCCTGCGGGTTATCTGAGATTCAGATTCTCGACCTAGTCCCTTACGAGGGGCGTAAGAGCGCGTTCCAAGTTCAGGAAGATGGTTACACCCAAGGTGCTGACTTCTCCAAGGAACCCGCTGGTGCGGCTGACGGCAACCCAGAAGACTGGGACTAATGGATGAGCACGGCTCCCGCGTGTTGCTCGCAGCGGTCATTGAACAGGCAGTTCACGACCGTCGCAAGAGTATCACGCGGGGGCTGATTGACGAGGAGGCCAGAGTACCTGTGGGGCACGCTGGGCTCAGAAAAGACTTCGGAATGACCAGCTCGCTCCATTTCTTTTTTTACCAAGGAGGGCTGGAAATAATAATTAACGCCGCA